GTGCCCAAAATTCCCCCCCCCCCCCCCCCCATATACCTGGGTCCAAAGGGTATCGCCTTCCGCATTGAACTTGGTCAGGACGATCCAATTGTAGGGCTCATCCGTAGCATGGATTTCGCCAATACCAATAAACCCGGATTCCGGTTCCGGATAATTCGAAACGCAGATAGAAGTAAGATGTCCCCAATGTCCTTTGACCAGGTAGTGACGTTCCCACACCATCTCGTATTCCGGATTGAGTTTCATCAGATAGATACCTTCTTCGGGCAGGTTATAGGAACCTGCAAGGATATACGAATCATCGGATAATCGAACGACAGACCGTATCCACCCGTTACCGGTCGGTAACACCCATTGCAGATTGCCATTCCCATCGCGCTTGATCATTCGGTCTAAGCCAGAGAATGTTCCATCAATAATCTCTAGAAATCCCCCGTCAGGGGTTTGAGTGAAGCACATGGCATCGCTGTAGTAGGGAAGTGATGCGTCATCCTGCGCCAGCTTGGCCCATTGCAGGTTGCCCTCAGCATCCGTCTTCATCAGAAAGGCACTATTAAAGAATCCCTCTTCAAAATTGCTCGAATACGTCCCGTTCATCGCATAGCCGCCGTCCGCGCAGATCATCATGTCTTCGGATATATAATCTTTCTCGTACCCTACATCGAACGGGTCATAGGTCTTGATCCACCGTTCCACAGCGTATAATGGTAGCAGGGACAGGAACAGTAAAAGCCCAAAAATAATGCGTCGCATGGGTGCCTCCATTTGTTAGTGCAAGAATTTGGACAAGGTTTTTGGATTGTCAAGAGCAAAGTCCAAAATGAGTAGATATTGCCGCCGGTTACAGGGCAGAAGTAACCGCTAATATATAATGCTGTTATCGGTTAGTGGATACTTAAATATCGATAGAAATCATCCTCCCGGTTGCCTTTCGCATGTCAGAAGTCGTTCCGGGTTATATATGAAGTGGTTGGCTGGGAGCGATCCTCATGCGTGTGGAGTAAATCATGTAAACCTGCGATTTCCTGCGACAATAGACGACAACCCGGTTTGACCGGATAACCGTAAGCGCGCATTGTGAATCCGTAAGGAGGATCAATGAACGCGCAAACGCTGGATCGGCTCAAGCAACAACTCATCCGCCACGAGGGTCTGCGACTTCGGGAGTACCGTTGTTCGGCGGGCAAGCGAACCATTGGCGTGGGGCATAACCTCGCTGACAACGGGGTTCCCGGCTGGCTCAAGGGCCGTGACCTGGTTCACGCAGGGATCAGCGAGATCGAAGCCGACCGCCTCCTTGTCGAGGACATCACCGACTGCGTCGATCAGCTTACGGCAACGATTCCTACCCTTTACGCTAAACTATGCGATTGCCGTCAGGCTGTCCTGGTCAACATGTGTTTCAACATGGGGATCGGAAACGGCGACAAGGGCCTCCTTTCTTTCAAGAACACCCTGGCCTACATGGCCTCCGGCGAGTTCGACAAAGCCGCCGACGGGATGCTGGCCAGCAAGTGGGCAAAGCAGGTCGGGAAGCGGGCTATCGAGCTATCCCAGCAAATGCGTAAAGGGTTGTGGCAATGAGTATTCCCGTAACCACTTCCGACGCCTTGGCAATGCTCAACCTGCCCGCCGAACTGACCGACAAGCCGGTGTTCGACCTGCATAAACCGTTGGTGATGCAATGGATTGAGTCCGTAACGAACGTCGAAGACTACACCGCTGCCTGCGGAAAGCTGGAGGACAGCGATCCCCACCACACCGCGTTTCGGTTCGGGTATGCCTTCCGGCTTCTCCAATCCACGGCGGAACTGCTCAATCTTAAGACGTTAGGTGCCGGGATCGTGAAAACCATCGGGCTGGACACCAACGCCACCGAGCTACTTACCGGGGCCGAGATCGACGCCTTCAAGACGACGCTTGAGCGCCGGGCGTTGGAAGCCCTTTCCGATTACCTCAACGACAACGGTAACATCCGGTTAGACGCGCTGACATGCCAAGTCGGACGCCGGGTGCGGGCGGTCGTGATATGAGCGAGGACGACATCATGCGTGAGGTGTTCCGGGCGATTCTGGACGTACTTGAAAGCACCCTGTACCGCATTGGCAGTGTGATTGACGGCGACGCCCGAAAATCCATGCTGCGGGACGTGGAGACCAACGGCCAGACACATAAGTATATCTACGATAAAGGCGACATGTTCAACAATGCCGCCTATGTTGTAACCCGCACCGAAACCGGTCTCGATCTTCGGGTCGGATCGAACGTCAAACACGAACCCTTTGTCCTGGGCGGTAAAGTGTCTTCCTGGACTCCCCTTGATCCGTTGAAATCCTGGGTGGAGCGCAAAGGACTCACCTGGACAGACAAGAAGTCGGGAAAGGCACTTTCGATTGATTCGATGGCGTGTATCATTCGCGCCAAAATCAAGCGGGAGGGCATCGCCGCCCGGGACGTTTACAAGACAATCATCACGAACCGGCAGGGCTGGATTATCGAACAACTGGATCACTTGGCGGTGTCGGTATGACGAACCTCGAAAAGTTCACCCGTCAACGTGGCCGCCTGGTCGAAGCCCTCAACGCCGCCGGTATCAAATACGTGCTATTCAACGCGTTCACGATTCCGAAGGGTCTGCCATGTGCGGTGGTGGAGTTAGGCGCAGAAGAGGGTCAATTGCCCACCGGACGGCAGTTCTTGGAAGCGAAGCTGGACTGGACTTTGTACCTGGTTGTCAACGCCGAGGGAGTGGCAGACCCGGATAGCGTGCTGTACACGCTCAAGGAAGCCTTCCGCGATGAGCATTTGAAGAACCACGGCAAAGACTTCTCCCACGTGGAGTTCTACGTTTCGCGGATTGACGGGTCGCGAGAAGTTCGGATCGCCAAGATCACCGGGGTGAAGGCATGAGAATCCAGCGCCTAAGCGGTTATACTCTTGGCATTTCCGAGGCTTCCGAGCTGGTCGTGAAGAAACTGGCTTACGAGCCGGTGGACTTGAAGAAATTCAAACCGGTTGGGCCCCGGCTTGTGCGCAAGAGTGGCGAAGGCACGATCATCGCGCCGCCGTTTTCGATGCTCAAGTTCCTCAACCTGCTGGACGATGACGAGTACCATTTCGGGTGCGTCGATGCCATAGCGCAGGGCTCGGTACGCACGGTAGCTTGCAGGAACGCCCAGGTCGATGCCTGGCTGCGCAACGCCGAATTCCCCGGGTCGGAAGACATTGCTTCGATTCTTGCGGAAATGGTGCGGTTTTACGCGGCCTGTGGCAATGGCTTTATCGTGAAGCTGCGCAACACGAAAGGCGAGTGGGTAGGCTGCGAACGGCTCCTGCCCTCAGAAACGCAGATTATCGAACACTATAGCGATAACGGGCTGTTTTGCCCGGACTACATACAGCTCAAGAATTACCAACGGCGGGAGTACCCGAACCCGGACATCATCCATTTCAAGCGGTCCACTCACCGAAGCAACGCCTGGGGGTTGGCCGGTCTCCCGATTGCGATCAACATTGAGATACTGAAAGAGATCAAGGTATTCGACTATAACAATTTCCGGAACGGTTTGCTCATCGACTATTTCGTCATTGTCGAGGGGGGAACGTTGCGGGACGGCGAAGTGCAGGATCAGGACGGCAAGACCGTTATCCGGGACGCCTACGCCGAGATCGAAGCGGTCTTGCGTGAAGTGAAGGGCAATGCCCGTTCGCATTCCACGGTTCTGATCGAAAGCGAGAACAAGGATGTTCATATCCGGTTAGAGCCGCTTCGTCAGCAGGATCGGGAAGGCGGGTTCCTGGAGCTCAAGAAAGACCTTCGGGAAGGCATCTTCGCGTATCACCGGGTACCGCCGAGACTGGTTTCTCAGCTCATACCCGGTCAACTTGGTGGAGATAACCGGACCGACATGCAGCTATTCCACGAGTTCACTGTAAAACCCATTCAGAAGCGGTTGGCCCTCATTTTATCCCGTGAATTCCGGCGGGAACTGCCCGACTGCCAGGTCGAGTTGGACGACTGGGACTTCGGCGACCTGTCCGACCTGTATCAGAGTACAGACGAAAAGTTATTTAACCAGAACAAGATAAACTAAGGAGGACGAATGAAGATGCTGAAACCGAAACACGTCAGTAAGGGAGAGTTGCTCAACGTTGCCGTCAAGCACGTCTCGTTGTTATTCGACGACATGAATCCTGCGAACCAGAAGGGATTTGTGGTCAAGTCGGCGGATGGGAAACAGCTCAAGTTGCTGGCGGGTTCCACCAAGTTCAAGTCGGTCACGGCGGGCACGCAAGGGCGGCTTTATGTGACGCTTATGGAGCCTGGCGTCCGAGACGCGCAGGGTGACTTCTACTCCGAAGAGGAGATCGTGAAGGCTTGCGACGCCTTTTCGAAGGGTGGTATGGTCGGGCGTAACGACATCAACCACAACATGCACCCGGTGAATGATTTCTATGTTGCCGAGACCTACATTTTGAAGGGCCGGGACAACGATCATTTTCCGGATACAAAGCTGGGTGCCTGGGTACAGGTTCTCAAGTGCGACGACCTTGCTTCCGAGTTGTGGAGAAAGGTAGAGAAAGGCCAGTTCAACGGGGTCTCGATTTATGGCCGGGCGGACGAGCTTGTCGATACCCAAGACACCAGGGCCCAGGTTGAAGCCCTGAAGGCGCAGGTTGAGGAGCTCAAGAAAGGCGTATCCGATCCCACTACCCGCCAGTCGATTGAGCGGATGCAAACCGAGTTGGAAAGCGTGGCCAAGAGCACTGAAGGGGTTGTGGCCAAGGAAGCTTTGGAACGGATCGACCGCGGATTACAACAACTCGACATCACCCTCAACAAGGCGATTTCGAAGAGCATTCAGGGCGAACCGTCCACCCCCGAACCTACCGACCGGGAAGTGATTATTGACGGGCAGAAGGTGGTGGTCAAGGCAAGCCACCGGGAAATCTACAAGGGAATCGCCCAGCTCGACGCCGGGACGCCGATGAACATTCTTCAGGATAACACCTCCAGTCTGTTCCTCGATACGGTGATCAATCAGGCCATGGGCGATACCCTGACGGACATCACGGTCGTTCCGCTCATCAAGGACGAGAAGATCGACAAGGGTTTGCTCGTCGCCCTGGTCTTCGTCAATGAGGAAGATGGCCCTCCGACTGCCCAGGACGTGCAAACGGGTGACATCTCTTGTCCGACCAGTGTATTGAATGCCCGCTTCAGTCTGAAGCAAACGACCGTGGAGTTCTACAAGGATAAGTACGGCGACGAGGCGTTCGGTGCCTATGTTGAGCAAGGTATCGCTTCCCGAACCGGGGAAGCCCTCTGCGATCTGCTGTTCCAGGGAGACCGTACCAGCACCACACCGAGTCTGAAGGCCCTAAATGGCGTTGTCAAACTCGCCACGGCGGCCAGCGCCGTCACCAATCTTTCGAAGGCTACTTACCCCACCTGGGACGAACGCCTCGAAGCCGCTTTGCTGGCGTTCAGCAACAAGGCCCTCGCCAAGCAGGCGTCCTTCGTGATCTACGTCTCCACCCGAAATCTTCTCCGAATCCGGTCGGAACTGGGCAAGCGTGAGACCGTCGAGGGCGACCGGCTGCTCTTTGCCGGTGGTAAGATCACCTTCTCCGGGGTACCGCTCAAGGGCCGTTTCATGGATGACGACACCATCATCGTCGGTCTGCCCAAGTACATCGTGATCGGTTACCGTTCCGATGCGGTGATGAAGGCCGAACACCACGGCGAGGACTTCAAGTATCACTGGTTCATCCGGATTCGTCCGGGGATCACCTATGTCAGCGACTTCGTGAAGGTCTTCAAACAAGTGGCATAGCCACAAGGGAGCACACATGGATTTCATCCTCCAGAACCATGAGTTCATCATCGGGTTAGCGACCACCCTGATCCTGTGGATCGCCTCCACCGTGTTCAAGAAGAACCTGAATTCGACCACTGTCACGGCTGTCTTGGGGAAGATTCTCGACATCATCCAGGACATCAAGACCGCCCCCGCGACGGCGACGCTCGACGACTACACCAAGAAGCAACGAGCGCTTCAGCGGGTGGCCCAGGAATTAACCCCGAAGGAAACGAGCTTGGTACACAAGGTGTTCGGAACCATCGGCGGGGCAATTGAGTTCGTGTTTCACAACAAGAAAACCCTCTACGCCCTCGGCAGGATTGCCCGGGCGATCATCTAACCTCCAGACTGGGGCGGTACTTCTCACCGCCCCCTTTTCACGGAGACACAAATGGCTGACTTTCCCGAAGCGGAGACAGGAGACGAAATGGCTACCAGTAAACCCACTTTTCCCTCGAATATGACAGCAAACGACCTGTTGATCAACCAACTTCTGGCCTGTCTGCCCGGTGACCGGGTGTATGTGAGCCTGGGTTCGTTTACCGACCGGGCCGCGGTGGAGACCGCCCTTGCCTCGCAGACCGCACTCAGTACCCTTTTATCCAGTAGCTTTGTGGAACTGGGTGAGTTAGGCGAGAAGGCGATCAAAACCGACTCTAAAACAGCACAACTCAAGACCCGCCACTACACCTATCCCGGCAAACGCACCACCACCATCGAGGTCTATCTTGCCGGTGTCGGATCGCGTCAGAAGGACTATCTGGAATCTTCGGCGTTTCAGGGCAAGGAAGTCGTCATCCTGGTTCTGTCCGAAGATCATGACCGTGCCGCTGTTCTCAACGGGCTGTCCTGGACCTTCGCCTGGACCGGACAGGATGACGCAATCAACGCGCTGACAATCAGTACCGAGTTTGCCGGTGTCACACAAAACCGAATTGTCCTGCTCAAGGACATCCCCGCGGGTAGCTAATCATGGCCAACAACCTGCTTGCTATCCTCGGTGACACCGCCCCCACCGACTTCGACGTAATCACCGACACCAGTGCGCACAATGGAAACTGGAGCGGCATCACGATCATCGCCGCAACGTTCCCGAATAATACCACGGGAATCCTCGTGGAAGGCGAAGGCAGGAACCTGTCCACGTTCAACGATCAGATTCCCGATGGCTACATGCTTCCCGGCAACTTCACCCGGATCACCCTGACCTCCGGGATGGTGATTGCCCACAAACGTCGCCAATCATAGGAGGGGCTGTGGATTGCGAACACTGCGAAAAGGTTGAGGATCACGACAAGGTGCTCTATGGGAACGGACACGAAGGGATGATATCCCGGGTTGCCCGGATGGAAACCAAGATGACCGCCGTGGTCTGGCTATGCGTCACCATCTTAGGTGGGATCATCGGCCTCGCCTTCAAGGTTATCGGAGGGTAACGAATGGAATACAAGCTTACATACGGCCAGCTTCGGGACATCCTGGGGCTGGCTCTCGCCAACCAAACCCTGCGGCTGCGGATTGAGGACCTGCTCTCCGGAAAGACCCTGAAGGTCTCCGAACTGGAGTTGCTGGACATGATCCGGGAGTCCCAGGCGGACAAAGACCTGATCCGCATCCTGACCGGGAACGACCCCGACACCCTTGACGCCTTTGTGGGACTGGAGGCTATCGCCGGTTTTTTCGGGTATATGCGCGCCAACAGCGGGAAGTGGCAGACCTGGCTCGGCGCTTTGGGATACGCGGTGGCCGGCAAAGCCACCCGTTCGAAAGGCTCGAAATGACCTGCCGTTCCCTGGGCTTCAACACCATCGACTTTGACCGGCTAACCCTGCCTGAACTCTACCTGCGGCTGTGCGTGGCCGCCCAGGATTCGAAGTAATGCCCGAACTTACATTCCGCCTGATTATCGACAACGGCGCTGCCAGGGCGACCCTGACGGACACCGGAAATGCCGCGAAATCGACCAAGAACGAAGTCGAGAAGCCCGTCACCCTCAAGGTACAGGCAGAGAACGCCCTGGCTACCATTCGTGACCTCAAGATTGCCTTCGAGGGAGTCGCGCAGATCGTGTCCAGTGTCAGTGGTAAACTCAACGAGTTGCTGGATAAGGCGGGGTATCAGGAACGCGCTGAACGCAAGGTGGCCCAGGCGGTGATGCAAACCGGCGAGGCAGCCGGGTTGAGTGCTCAGGAGCTATTCAAGATGGCCGCCCAGCTTCAGGAAGTGACAAACTTCGGTGATGAGGAGACCTTGAATAAGGCTATTGCCCAACTGCTTACCTTTACCAACATCCAGGGGGAGCAGTTCAAAGGTGCTGTCGTGGCGGCTACAAACCTGGCGACCGTTCTGGACGGAGACCTGCAAAGCGCAGCGATTCAATTGGGCAAAGCGCTCAACGATCCCACCGAAGGACTGACCGCCCTAACCCGCAGTGGGGTATCATTCAGCCAGGCCGAGCAAGACATGATCAAAGCCATGTGGGAAACCGGACAGAAGGCTGAAGCCCAGCAGAAAATCCTCGAATCGATCAATCAGCAGTATGGCGGTCAGGCCGAGGCGGTGACGAGTTTACGAACTCAGGTGCGCAACCTACACGGGGATGTCCAGGAATCGCTGGGCGGTATGCTTAAAACACTCATCAATCCGATACTGACCGGGCTGAAGGGTATGTATGAGTGGTTCCTGAAGCTGTCCCCGCAGTGGAAGAGCATAGTGGCCGGGTTGGTTTCGGTGGGTCCGGTGGTGGCTACCGTCGCCACAATGATCACCGTCTTGAGAACGGCGGTTCTGGCCCTCAACGCAGCCCTGGCCGCTAATCCTGTAGCTCTGGTCATTGCCGGGTTTGCCGCCCTCATCACGATCATTCTCAGTGCCGTTTCCGCTATGGGTGGCTGGTCGAATGCCTGGGCCTTGTTCAAGGAATCGGCGGTGGCCGTCTTGGGCATTGTGTGGAGTTATATAAAAGGCTTCGGTGAGTTCCTGATCGACTTCACCTCCGGGATGGCCCAGGTGTTGACCCTGCCGTATCAGGTCATGTATCGCACCGCGGTGGAGGTGTTTTCCAAGATCGCATCGGTGATGAAGAAACTGGTAACCGGCGATTTTGCCGGTGTCTGGGCGGAGATCAAAGCGGGCATGACGACGGGGTTTACCGATACCATTAACTCCACTGTCGGGGCTTTTCGAGCGGCCTTTGATTCCTTCGATGGTCTGGGTGCCAAGGCCCAGGCAGCCTGGGAAGCGGTTGGCGTGACAGCCAGGGAATCCGCCGAAGCCGCCCGGCAAGCGGCAAAACCCAACCTCAATCCTAAACTCCCCGGGAAGACAGGTGGGAATGCCGGGGATGATACCGCCGAAAACGAGAAGGAACGCCTGACTAAGCTCGACGAGTACTATAACACCCTGAAATTCAAAGCGGACGGCTATGTTGAATACATGACGGCCAAGTATCGAAGCGAACGCGACGCCTTTATTACCGCCACCAACGATAAAGAAAAGGCCGAGGCCCTGTACAACGACAAGATCGCCCAGTTGAGCCAGGAACGGGAAGAATACGTCCGGAACGAACTGAAGGCCCACCAAAGCAGTGTTGCCGAGTTCGATAAAATCGCCGAGGAAGATGAACGTAAGCGCCAGGAAGAGGTTGAAGCCGAACGCAATCGCCAACAGCAAATCGCCGATACCAAGGTGGATTTTGAAAACCGTGGTTTGGAGTTGTCTGGTAATAGCTATCAAGTTGAAATGAATGCAATTGATCGTTACTATGAACGAAAGCACGACAAGCTACGCGAAGCCGGTTACACGGACGCCGAGATCACGGAACAGGCGGAATCCGCCAAACAGGCTATCCGGGACAGCTATAACAAGCGGGCCCTGAATTCGTTGGCGAACAGCTTGGGAACCATGGGAAACGCCGTCAAAAGCTATGGAAAGAGCGGGTTCATGGCATGGAAGGCCATGGCTACCGCCCAGGCGGTTGTCGATACTTATTCCAGTGCTACCGCCGCTTACAAGGCCGTGGCCGGTATTCCGATCATTGGCCCGGCCCTGGCCGTAGCTGCCGCCGCCGCTGCGATCGCTTCCGGTATCGCCAATATCAATGCCATTTCGAAGGCAAAATACGAACCGGCGAAGGCGGCAAAAGGCGGATTGACCGGCTTGCTGATTGGCAAAAGCCACGCTCAGGGTGGTACCCTCATCGAGGCCGAAGGCGACGAATATATCATCGCGAAAGACCGGGTTCGACTGGTCGGTCAGCGGGTGCTCGACTTCCTCAACTTTGGCCCGGTTCATCAAGTGCGGGCGGCTATGGCCGATATTCCGTCCATGACGGTACCTGTCGTTTCCCGATCCTACTACGCCGACGGCGGTTCTGTGTTTACCGGACAGGGCTCTTCGATTCTGGAAGAGATCCGCGATTCGATCCGGGCCATGAACCGTAACCTGGTCAACCTCGATACCGGGACCACGGTAACCGTGGAGACCGCCGATCCGGACACTCGAATCCGTCGGGACACGATCCGTCGTGATCGACTTACCGCCCGGGGGGAGCAATATGATCCGAGTCTGTAGGCGAATCGGTGAGACCTGGGTGGATATCTCCGACAACGTGGTCGGGGTCTCCGGGCTGCAGCGCAAGTACAACTATGATCATAGCCTGGTCGTTCCGGCTCCGGAATTCGAGTTGTACAACGTCGAACTGCTCAAGGGCGACCTGCTTGACGTGCGCCTCGATGACCGTTCCATCTTCCGCCTGGAAGTCTCCGAAACGCCGGTTTTCGACTACAGCGACGGTATCTGGAAGGTTCGAACCTCCGACCTGCTCAACCGTCTCGCCAAGCGCTATGCCTATGAAATACGTCTCAGCGGAACCTCTTGCTGGTGGCAGGGATTGTATAACCCCGAAAGCACCGAGTACCGCTTCAATGGAGCCTTTCACGACTGGGAAGAGGACTATATTCAAATCCCGTTCCTGCTCAAGGTGGTGATTCGCTATCTGACGGGTATTTCACTGGATACATCGGCAATTGACGACCTCAACAGTGGCTTTGTCTATCGCCATGAGAACGGTTATGATCGGGCGATCCCCTTCGGAAAACTCTACCTGCAGACCATGCAGATGGCCTTTCTGGGCGTCACGGAACCCGGAAAACGCTTCTATGAAACCGCTAACTGGCTCAATGTGGTGAACTCACTGCTGTCGATTCTAGCGCTTTATCTGACCTACGATGACGGGCAGTATCGGCTGTATCCCGCCGTCAATGACCAGGTTGTGAACCCGGACTGCGTCTATGAGTACAGCGCTTCGGAGTCGGAGGCATTCGACTTCCTGACACTGAAAACCGCCTACGTTCCACTTGAAGCGATTTATGGAACGACCCATGGTGGCGTCGCATGGACCGACGACAGCCCCGTACAACTCGAAGTGATCAGCCTGGATTCCGCCACGTATGACGACTATGTGACCCGGGGCAAGGTCAACACGAAAACCGTGAGCATCCTTAGCAACCTGGCTCTGTATCGAATCAGGGACTACACCGAGAAACTCACGGTCTTGGAAGGTGACAACGACGGTATCGTTTTATCGGGTGCCATCGACTGGATGACTCAACTGGCTACCCTTCTGGCACCCGGGTATGTCAGCGGCCACCCTATCGAGGAGATTTCCACCGATCTATCCGGCTACATCCCAACTCAATGTGCCAGCTATATCTTTGACCTCAGGGATCGTCAAATAACCCTGCAACGGGTGGTATCCGAATGAGTGTCATGATCTTTGGCGACGAGTTACCGACACTGGTTTTTGCCGACATGACAGTCGATTACAACAACTTGGAAGTCCAACTCCACATCACCGGCAAGATAACTCTCCGGGATAGTCAGACCATCGTCAAGACCTCGATCCTGACCGGCAGGCGAAACATCGAGCATAAGGGCTCTTACGCCGCCGTGGAGTTGACCGTTATCCTGCCGACCGGCTCCACCTGGGCCTTCGATGATCATCTATCCGCCCTGCTAGCCCGGGAAGGCTCGGCGGTGACCGTACATCCCAACCGCGACAGCTTTCAGTCCTGGGAAGGACACATCCTGTCCGTCAAACCCTTCTATTATGATGACGATACGGCGTATCATGCCTATACGATTATCGCACAAAGCGATGACTATATATCCCTGAACCTCGAAGACACCCTTCCCGAGAACACGGTTCATGCGGTTGACCAAAACGGCGACTCCCTGGTCGATCACGACGGTAACAGCCTGCTATTTCGCTATCAATCCGGTATTACAGAAAGTTAGAGGTTACTATGGCCGATAAACGAATCATTCAGCTCACCAACGAGATCACAAACCCCCACGATTACGATGTCCTGGCTATCGACAAGGGCGATGGCTCCACTTCGGCGAATTATACGTTCAAATTCAAACTGGGGTCACTGTTTGCCATGATCGCCAACCGGACAATGACCATGCTCAACAAAACCCTGGTGACGCCCTTCCTCAGCGGTGGATTCACCACGGATTCAACCACTCTGGTGACCGGACTCAATGCGGACCGGGTCGATGGCTGTCACGTCGGGCCATCCGCCGGTAACATTGCGCTTTGGGGAACCGCCGGCCAGAACCTCGACCTTGCCTTCCTGGAACAGATTGAAGCCACCTACCTCCGCTCTGGCCGGGGATTGTCGGGCGTCAACCGGACTCACGCTTCGGGTACTCTGAACCTGACCTCCTCGATGCTTGGCGTGGTCTTTGTGGACGCCACCGCGGCCTGCACCCTCAACCTGCCTACCGGGACAGCCGCAAACGCCGGGGCCTCGATCCTGATTGCTCACCGTACCGGTACCTACTCCGTGACGGTGACCGCGACCGGAAGCCAGGTCATTACCGACTACAAAGACAGCCTGACCTTCAAGGAACAAGCTTCTGTCGGGCTGACCACCGTCGGGGCCTCGATCCTGCTGACCTATGACGGAAACGGGCACTGGCTGGTTACCGGCGGACGTGGGTTCACGGGATTGGAGTAATGATGAACATCCTCTCTGGTAAGCAAATCCGACTCAAACGAATTGAACACGATATGAAACTGACCGAATTTGCCCGGAAAATGGGCGTGTCGAAAACCTGGATGTCGCTGGTGGAGACTGGGAGGGAGTCCGGAGAACCGATTCGGGCAAAGGCGACACTGTACTTCCTGTCACTGGGCGATGCCCTGCCCGGGTTTCCCCGTAACCTTCGATAATTGAGCAAAGGAGACCGTATGTATTCCATGGTAATTCCCAAAGCCAATCTCACCCCGGAAGCGGTTCAGATCATTGGTGATCTGGCTGTTTACCACCGGGCGACGATATTAAGCGGCAATGAGACGACTACGATTGAGTTTCGAACCCTGCGCCTGAACGGGGCCGATGTTCCCGGCGAGGAACGGGCCCGGCAAGCTCGTGAGAAACTCCTGTTACTCGCACCGTCCGCAACCTCGTTCGATCCGATTCCCGAAATGGTCACACTTGAGGATAACCCCGAGAACTAACCCTAACCCTGTTCTTTGACAAGCTAATAACCGTGATCAGAAGCGCTATAGGCGCAAGGAGTAATGTATGGATTCAGTTATATCGTGGATTGGTGGGAAGAGGCTTCTTCGTAAGGAGATAGCTAAACACATTCCTTCGGACATTCAAGCTTATATCGAGCCTTTCGGTGGCGCTGCCTGGGTCATGTTTTATCGTGACAGATGGGCTCCCTTGGAGGTTTACAACGATCTGGACGGTCGGCTCGTGAACCTCTTCCTACAAGTTAAGTTCCATCCTGAAGAACTCATCCGAGAACTTGATCTGATGTTAGCTTCGCGGGCCATTTTCGATACGATTCTATCCCAACCCGGGATGACTGAAATCCAGCGGGCTGCCAGGTTCCTTTTCACGATCACCCGATCCTTCGGCGGGAAGGGCGATAACTTCGCGATCTCGCAATCACAGCCACCTTCCAGCCTCCAGCGACGTCTTGAGCGTATTCGGTTACTGCACCGGCGACTCGACCAAGTGGTGGTCGAGAACCTCGACTTTTCCGAGCTAATTACCCGCTACGACCGGCCTACTAGCTTTTTCTACTGCGATCCGCCCTACACCAGGGGCTACACCTACGACAATAGCAAGCAGTTCGATCATGAACAGCTTCACGAAACGCTTGCCCGAGTAGGTGGTCGTTGGATTCTCAGTTATGATGACAGCCCGGTAGTGCACCAGCTATACAAGGGCTACCACATCAAGCGGGTTAGCCGCGTGAAGGGCATCAATCGGAAAGCTGGCCCGAGTGATTACAACGAGCTGATTATTGCCAACTTCCCGTTTGAAGAGTGAAGTTGAATCGAGTCATCATCTGGGTGGGTGGCAAGCAACTACTCAACAACTTCTGATTCACGGGCTCCAATCCATGACAGTTCCTTGAAAAGATAGCTCACGTCGTGAGCAGGCGGGTTTCGGCCCGCCTTTTTCATTTGCAGGAATCGTGTCACAATTTGCAGGAATCGTGTCACAAACGATGAGCCGTCATAGAAGTCGAATCTCCGGATTGCTGCCGCTGATTTGCAGGAATCGTGTCACTTTCCACCCCCAGCACCCCGCATTTGCAGGAATCGAGTCACAATTTGCAGATTAGCGTGGCAGATTACAGACAAGCAAGATTGTATAATGATCAACATGAACCCCTTGACTTCCTTGTGCGCTATCCCTATTGTAGAACCATGTTTAGAAGCACAAGGAGCGAAACATGGTCAGCGAAAAACTGAGAAACGACAAGCCGAAGACAGTGCGGGTGCGGGCGAACTACCTGGGGCATTTCAAGTGGGACTTCTTCAACAAGAATGGCGATCGGATGCGGCTCTACGACTGCTGTATCCCGGAATTCATCCCCGGCGAACGCGACGGCGAGAACATGTGCCTGGAGATCGACCTCAAGACCGGCAGGATCGTCAACTGGGACGTCACCAAGGAGATGGTGAAGGCGTTCTTCGACAGTGATACCCCCGACCTGGTGATATAGCCGATTTATCGGAGCGAGAACTGGCTGCCCTGCCAGTTTTCCTCGTTTGGGCAACCCGCTTTTCCTTCCACCATTCCCACCCCTAACCCGCTGAAAATAGTGCGGATATCGCTTCTATAGGACTTGACTTCCTCGTGCGCTATCTCCATTGTAGCCATGTAATTACAAACACAAAGGAGACTACGATGGAAGCGAAAAAGACGACCCGCCGGACCCCGAAGAAGATGTACCTGAACGCCAAGGTGATGAGCGGCTGCAACGCTTCGTTCATGGACAAGGATGGCCAGGTGATCAAGTTCTACGATGGCCCGGTGCCTAAGTTCATGCCGGAAGAGCACTGGGGCGACTACATTCGCCTGGAGATCGACCTCAAAACCGGTCGAATCCTGAACTGGACGGCCACCAAGCAGGACATCGCCGCCTTCATGAGCGACCCCAACAACGCCGACGACTTCTCCGATCCCGACGAAGAATAACCTCTCCCGAAACAGCGAAAACTGGCCGCCAGCCAGTTTTCCTCGTTGTGCTCCCATCGATTACAACTCCTTATCCCACGATCTCCGTCGTCGTTCTGCATCGCCAATGAAAGGGCGGAAAGGGCGTGTGCGCGCCTGACACTCCGATCGGCTCATCCTCGTCGTTGTAAACAACCTGATCGTCCTTGACCCAGGGAGCGAGGGCCTTGATGTAGTCGCGGGCCTCGTCCAGGCTGGAGGAGCGGGTGTTGAGGGATTGCAGATTGTCCATGACTTCCAGAGCCGTCCCGAGTGGATAAACCTTGTCTTGGGCGGCCAGGGCGCGGCAGATGTCCGAAGTGCGGTCGTCGAGAATCACTACCAGCCGGTAGTACTGGGCTTTCGCCTTCTTGTAGCCCTGCAGCCTGCCAAACTCCCTAACCCGCAGGGCGGTGTGCTCGGCCAGGCCCTGCCAGTAGGAAGCGGACTTCTCAGCGAGATCCGCGAACTGGGTCTTGAGCGCATCGGCCAGCATTTCCTTGGTGTAGCCCTGGGCGAGGGCGTTGGAAAGCGTGTCTGTGAAGCTTTTCCGCATGTCCGCCTCGAAGTGGTTGCCCACCCAGAAGGTCTGCTGCTGCTGAACGATGTTGGACAACCGCTGATCCTCGAGTCCCCATAGCCCCACGCTGGCCCGGGCGGGAACCATTACTTGGGCGTCACGCAGGCCGAGGCGCAGGTTGCGCTCCATGAAGGCTTTCGTAGGCTGATTGATAGCCGCCGCGAAGTCGTCCCCAAGTTGGGAGCCGATCACCTCGATGAGTTGGTCGATGTGGGTCTTGGAGAGCTTCTCGTTACGGGGCAGGTCGGAAAGCATCTGGATCGCCCGGCGGGCAGCATCCTTGATTTCCGCTTTCCAGGCGTTATTGAGCACCCTGTAGTATTCGAGCATCACCCGGTCGTAATAGTCCATTCCTGCCCCTCTCCCGGCCTCAGAAAACCAGTCTGCGGACCCGAACCCGATTGCGACCGGTGTCGTATTCGACGAAGCGTTCCAGACAGCCCGCGAGCGCGTCGCAGGCGTCGATGTAGCCATCAGGGTAGGTTAGGAACTGCGAGACCAGCACCGGTGTATCCTGACCATCCGGGAACAGCACCTTGCCCGTCTCGATGACTGTTTCGGTGCGTTCGATCCGGAGGTTCTTGTTCTCGCGGTTGTCGATGCGCTTGATGTGCCGGCTGATCGGGGCCAGACCGGTGTCCAGGCACCAGCGGTCGAAGTCGGCCAGGATGCGATCCTGCCCGAACGAGGTCTCCATCGCGGCCCGGAAACGTGCTCCGTATCGGCCGTTCAGGAACTCCCACACTTCGTGAAACTTGGTGAAGAAGCGGGTGTTTTCGGTCTGCCGCACCCACACATCCATCGCGTAGAAGAGCCGACCGTCGTAGCCGATGCTGATAATGGCTTTGTAGCAACCTTTCTCGCCCCAGGCCGGGTCGGCATAGAGCCAGACACGTTTCATGGGCGGCAGTGACCGCCACTTCGTGAACCAGTGGTTTTTGAAGATGTTGCCTTCGATCACCGGGATACCGAGCATCTCCCGCTGGTAGCCGGTGAAGCCGAACTTGGCCCGGAGATCGGGAAGCGTCGAGGTGGGATATTGCTCTTCCCAGACGGATGCACCTTCGGGAGTCTCCAGCGGGAAGCGCAGAATCGCCCGTTGCGGGGTGCGGAGCACGGACTCGCGTTGGAAGTCGTCGTCGGGACAATCGGCCTTCAGATTGGCGATAATGAGTTCCTGAAACTGGCAGATCGCGTAGTTGGGGTGGACGAGATTCCCGAGCCAGATGACCTTGCCGGAGCCGTCCGGAGCAAGAACACCGGCGATCTCATGGAGGATCATGTTCATGCGCCGTTTTCCGATAGACTGGTTGCCGATATTCTCCTCTTTATCAATATCGTCGCAGACCACCAGCCCGGGCCGTTTCGCGGTCTGTGGATTGATCGTCCCCCGGTGACTTTGCCGGATGCTTCTCGCCCGGATGCGACAGCGGTTGCGCAGGAAGAAGTCGAGCGGAAAGGTATCGACCGGAGTAAGCTCGGGGAAGTCGGCGAGCAGGCGGCGGTTATTCTGCAGCTCGTGCAGGGTGAAGGCGGTGCGCTCCTCGGCCAGGTCGATATCGGCGGCGGTGTGGATGACGTAGGACTCGCCCCGGATGATGCGCCAGATGGGATAAACGACGCCCATCAACACGGTTTTGCCGAGCCCGCGAAAACCCGTGATGGCGGTGATCCCGTTGTTCTCGTCCACCTCACGGAACATGGTCTCGTGGGCGGAGCAGAAGGGCAGGCCAAACACATGCGGGAAGTAACCTCGACAAAAAAAAGAGAAAGCCTCCCAGCCCTGGCCTTTCACCAAGGCGATGCGGGAGGCTCGCAGTTCCGGGGTATCGTCGGGGAATGGAAGTATCGAAAGCGTTTTCGCAGCGATGTCGGCGAGCGCCTTCTGCTGCTTCTGGATGAACTTCTTAGCCATTTTTCAGGCGCAGGTATTCGGCAAGATCGAGGAGAATCTCCTGGAACTGCTTGAGTAGGGTCTCGTGGCCTTTTTCGATCATGTAATCGGTTGTCTGGTCTAAAAATCGGATGATGTAGTCGTTCAATTCTTTGGCCGGTTCCTGCTCCCGCTGGTCATGCTTGATCAGGCTCACCAGGCTCTGCAGGGCGGTGTCACCCGGATGCTTGGCATACTCGCGTAGGGCTTGGATGAGCGCTTTCTTGCGGGCGAGCTTGATCTCCCGATCCAGCTTGTGTTCTTCCTTGAACAGGTCTTCCCAGTGCCCGGCCTTGATCCACTTCTTCACCGTAATCTCGGCCACGCCGAAGATGACGCACAACTCCGCCGGATCGATCTTGCCGTCCAGGTAGGCTTCGCGGCAGTTATCCCGCTTGAGCTTAAATTCCTTAGTGTACGCCATCGGCTACTCGTTCAGCGGGTCGACTTTGTGACTGTCGAGGTAAGCGTTCAAATCTTTGCCATGCACCCGTAACTGCCCGTTGTTCTTGAGCCGAAAGGCGGGCAGGGGGTCATCGATATCCTTGATCAACCGGTAGATAGTCGAGATGTCGGCACTCAGCTTGTCGGCGATCTCGTCGGGACGGTAGCAGCGTTCTTCATTGAAAATACTCATCTTGCGCTCCTCTTCATTCATCCGCAGGCAACTTACGCCCAGCCCCGTTGAGGGTCAAAGGCCGCTGCCTGCGGATGCGAAAGAAAGACTCCGTTTGGAGACATCAGAGCGCAGAGAAGTTAAGGACGACCTGCTCGTAAGAGCCGTCCTGCTTGCGGGTGTAGATGGCGATATACTGCTTCGTGGAAGTCACTTGGATCGCCCGGTCGATCAGCTCCATCGCTTCTTTCCAGGTCTCGTCCTGGATGTTATAGCGGCGCAGAGCCAGGATGCGATGCTTGGCGATCTCGCCTTTCTTGTCCACCTGGAACGCCTCCGAGATGATCGCCTTGAGGTTGTCGTTGGAATCGGTCGTCCACTCCTTGAGGCATTCGTCGATCTTTTGCTTCGCCAGTTGCAGCTCGATGCCGAACTGGATGCGCTCGCGGTAGCGTACCTCGACCTTCATGCTCTCGTCGAAGCAGAGCAGTTCCGCATTGCCCTTCCATTCCAGGCCGTTGCGCTTGGCCAGGTCGTCGAGATAGGAAGCGAGTTCCTCGATCATCTTCGCCTTGTCCGCTTCCAACCTTTCATTGAGCCGGATCGCCCGTTCCATCACCTTGCGGACCACGCTGTCCCGCCGCACAATCTCCTTGTCGATCACCTTCACCGGGATTTCCCGGCCCTGACTGTCGATCAGCGTCCGCTCCGGCCTCTTTTCCTTGGTCTCCATGGGCACACTCCTGTTTATTCAAGTAATTCAGTAACATGGCGATGACCCCGCGCCGCTCCTTGCGGTCGAGGACGTTCCAGTGGGTCTTGGAATAGCGTTTGATCAGGTGGAAGCGAAGGTCGGCCTCCGTCCATCCGATGCGCTTGAGCAAAGAGAACATGAACATGCCCTGCTTGTCGTAGGTGAACTCCTCGGGCCTGCCGTGGCGCCGGTTCTCGACCAGCATCCGTTTAAGTTCGCTTAAACGATCCTCATCGAGTGCCCGCAGGGATTCGCCGAAGCCCAGCTCGCGCATCACGTCCTTCAGCACCCATTCCGGATAACCGTACTTGCGGTTCCAGATGGCGTGGATGTCCTGACGGAGCTTGCCTGCGGTGGGATTCGGAGTCATTTCGACCCTCGATCAGGCAGCGGCCCGGGAGTTGGGGCGACGGCCTTTCAGACGGCCCAATACGCCCTTCTCAACGTTTGATCCGAGGCGGTTCAGGTTTTCTTTGCTCAACACGATATAATGCCCGTCCTGCCAGCCTACACAGCCGATGCTGGCCAGAGCCTCGAGGTAGAGATAGACCATCTGACGGGATTGGCCGAACGGCTTGGCCAACTTGCGACAGGAGGAGTATTCCCCCGATTCCAGGATAGACAGCAACTTCATAGCGTTCCTTGGAAAGATCGCGGTTCCCTTGCAGGACATGACCTTATGATCTTGGAAGCGGTTGGCCAGTGCATAGATGGCCTCGGACTCCGAAATTCGCTTGATTCGGCCGTTAGCCAGGAACTCGCGGATCATGCTCTCGGCGACCTTCACCGGCATGCTGAGATAATCACCGGCCAGCCGGGCGTCGAAGGGCTTGCGGAACTGGGTGATAAAGTTGGCGAACAGCTCGCGCTCGTTCATGTTACCTCCTAATTTTCCACGTCGTTGAGAGTGATGCGGGGCAGCCCCTTCTCGCGGGCCGACGCCTCCAACCCGTGGAGTATCTTCATCGTTTTCCGCAGGTTCCCGCAAGCGTGGAAGTGGACGTATTCCACGATTTCCGGTGCGCACTTGATTTCCATCACTTCCTTGCAGAGCAGGCCGATGTCCGCCTTGCCCAGCGGCTCGAACTCGTAGAAAATGTTGCACCGATCGAAGTAATACTCATTGATTTGCAGAAGCTTATCCCGCGAACCCTGCATGCCCACTAACAGCACGATGGCCAGCGTCTCATCCACGATGTCGCGGATCATGCCCAGCAGCTTGGGATCGGGCAGGGCGTAGTCGATCTCGTCGATGACGATGATGGCGTCCTCGTGCTCTTCGAGGATGGCCAGGCACCGCTTGAACAGCGTGTTGGTGGAGCCGTGCTCCAAGTAATCTCCGAGGGCGTAGCGACCGTTCAAAGCCATCAGCAACTGCTGGGCGAAGTTTTTCGGGCGTGTAGAGGCTTCCAATCGCAGGTAGACGTAGCCCCGCGAGAAGGCGATCCGGCTGGCGTAGGTGGTCTTGCCGAGCCCGGGCTTGCCGTAGAGCATCCCGAGGCCCACCATCTCCATCTTCGGACGGTTGAGCAGGTATTCCACGCACCGCTCCGCCTCGATCACGTTCTTGGTGCGCACCAGTTTTCCTTGGTTCATAGGGTCTCCTTATTTGATGCCGATGGCCTTCAGCATTTCCTGAAAGGTCTTCGGCTTGGGTTTGTATTCGGTGTAGTCCTCGACCTCGATCTGCCCTTCAACAGCGGCTTCGAGGGGAATCACATTCTCCGGCGGCTCGGCCCGGTGGTTAGTTCCGATGCTCCGCCGGGCGATCTGGTCGATGGTTGGCCTCGGCTCGGGTGGGGTGATCATGGGCATCTCGTTGAACAGGGGAACCTCCGGGGCCTTCATGCCGTTGCGAATCAGCGGGATGCTGTCTACCGCCTCCTGAGTGCGTTTCACAGTCTGCTTGGTGGATTGCTCGATCCGCTTACGATGCCGTTGGATCTGGTTGTATTCGCGTTGCATGTCGGTCATTGCCGTGCGGTTGTCGGGATCGAGCTTGATGAACGGGTGTTGGGTCTGGCGCAGTTCCGCCTGGCAGATGAAGTTGTCGCGGTCATCAAAGACCAGCACCCAGCGGCTCTCGGAGAGATCGAAACGCAGATGAACCTGCTTGCCCACGTGGTCGATAAGCCGGTCGTGCCAGTAAAGCATCTTGTGGAGCCTGACCCCTTCGGAACGGACTCGTTTCCGTTCGGAGGCCAGCATCAGGAAGTGCAGGCGGGTCGCCTCGACCTTGCGTTCGTCAGGGACAATCGACTCGGTGAAAACCTCGAACGGTTTCTTGCCCTTGATACCCCGGTGCGGGGTCATGCCATAGAGCTTCGAGCAATAGAAAGTGATCATCTCCAGCGTTTCCTCAATCGTCGGTGGCTTGCCTTCGTAGAGCTTCCGCGCCCACTTCTCGTTGCGCATGAGTGTGGCCGGTTTGTCACCCACCGAGGCTCCCCGGAACGTGCTGATAAATCGCTCGAACTGCTCCTGGAAGGTCTGGAAGAACCGCTCGATCACCTTTGACCGGGCGTTGTACTTCCTGGCGAAGGTCGCGTTGATGCCGAGCCGTGGGAAGATGCCACCCATCTCTAACTCAAGGTCGTGCTCTTCCCAGCGTTCGTGAAAAATCTTCGCCTTGAAGGCGCGCCCATTATCCAGATAGGCATGGAGGGGCAACCCTCCCCAGTGCAGGAAGGCGTTGCGGAAAGCGATGCAGATGTGCTGGCTGTTCTCGCTGTTGGCCAGTGAGGCCCCGACCGGATATCGGGAAGCCCAGTCGAAGACCAGAATGAGGGTCATACGTTTGGGCTTGCCGGTCTCAGGATCGAGGATGTCGAAGGCCAGGACATGGCCGTCGGCGACGAACACGTCGCCCACCTGCAGGATGCCCGAGTCGCGGATGATGCTCTTCACGATCTTCTCAGAGACATACTTGCTGCCCTCGCGGGCCTGCGCCCATTTGGCCGGGTTATCCCGCTTCCAGTCCTCGCACCAGCGACGAAGCGTGCGCTCGTTGCTGGGTGACTCGAACGCTCCCAGGGCCGCCTTCTGCTTCAGGGCGGTGATCGCCGAGCCGATGGCGACCCGGTTGGGATGGAGCAGAATGTTCAGGAGGATGTTCTGCTCGGTTTGGGTGACGGCCCGTTCTTGTCTGCGTCGGGTCTTTCGCACCAGCACAAACATATCACGGCCAGACTCGAGGTAGGCTTGATGCCAAAGTCTCAGGCATCGCTCGGAGCGTTTGCCATCGATTTTTAGCAACTCCGGCAGGAACTCGCCCTGATTGTACTCGGCCTCGATGACTTTCCACTCGATAGTCTTGGACTTGCAGGCATCCAGACGGGTGCCGATCCGCTCACACAAAGCTGCCCGCATCCGAGCCAGAGATTCATACCGGTAGGGGATGTATTCCACCGGCTCCACGTTCAAAACTACCGGGAGAGTCTCCTCAACCGGCTTGTCCTCCTGAAAAACGGTACACTCCCTCTCCTCCTGCTGGATCAGCGATTTTCCGCCTGCCGGAAGCTGGTCCTCCGGGACCAGGTAGATCAGCCTTCGCCCGCCCTGGGGCATCGGCTCTTCCTTGAAGTCCCAGCCCCGGCTCCGCACATAGTTCGATACGCTGGCCCGCGAGCGCAACTGGAAGAGGTTCATCACCTCATTGCAGCGAAGTTCCAGCATGTGCGCTCCTCGTCTTCGTCTCTTCCGATAGGGTATCCGAAGTACTTTCTTTCCCCACGGCGGACAGGATACCGGCCAGTTCGGGCTGTAACATTTCCAAAAACTGTGCTTCCCTACGCAACACTGTCTTGCCTGCAAGATAGTATTCCACCGCCCTCAGCGATACTTCCAGCTTCCGGGCAAGGTCGATCGGGCGCAAACCCTTGAGCTGCATGGCCGCCCGGATCGCCTTCGAGTTGACCGGGAATTGGCTTTTTTCGTTTCCCCGCAATTTTAATGTTGACAT